CCAGCAACAGATAAACGCATAACTATATCAACAAATTTTCACTTAGAGGTATAAAATGGAAGAAGTTAAACAAAAATCAGTCTCGGAAATTATCAGAGAAACGGCCTACAACCAATCAGAGTTTCTAACACGCATCGCCATCCATATCGATACGTTAGAACAAGAAGTTGTTAGATTATCGCAACGTGTCACAGATCTTGAATCAAGAGAAGTAAGCAATGACTGAAAATGTTTACACCAGTGATACTTGTCAGTTACAATGTGTAGACAACGACAAGACAATGATTGCCGAAGTTTTAAATTTTAAACCAAGCAAACATCTCAGTGTCAGTGTTTTACGCAAAGTAAAATTAGAAATGAAATATAACGAGATCACCCATATCTACGAAGGCAAAATGGGAGGTTTGACTTTTGTCACGCCTGGGCCTGTAATTACACATACAAAAACATCGAGATAAAAATGAAAATTGGTCTAAGCTATAGTCGTTGCGTTCGAGACATTGTTGACGGTGTTGTAAACATTGACGATGTGTTGATTATTATTAGCCGCACAGATTTTGACCCGCACGACAACGAACAGTGGCAGGGTATTTGGCAAGGATACCATCAGCGTGGTGGCTGGAGTAATCCAGAATGGGGTCACTATGCCGAGGAAGATGAAGACCGCTTCCGTTCAGTGAGTATTGAACTATGGGAGTCTGGTAAGTTACATCAGCCTCGTAAGTTTGGCGCACACCCAAGTCGCCGTCCAGAAATTTGGCTAGAAGCAGTATTGCCTAGCAGTGAATTAAAAAAGAATCCTGCTGCCAAAATTGCTTGGGACAAGTTCCAAACAATTGCAGGTTTAACCAATGTAAATTTAGATAAGGAATACAAATAATGCCAAATTTAGTGCCAATGGTCATTGAGCAAGAAGCTCGTGGAGAACGCAGTTACGACATCTACAGTCGACTACTCAAAGATCGTATTATTATGCTGGACACAGATGTCAACGAACACACTGCCAGTTTGCTTGTGGCACAGCTACTATTTTTAGAAAGCCAGGGCAACGAGGACATCACGTTCTTTATTAACAGTCCAGGTGGGGTAGTTACCGCTGGCATGGCTATCTACGATACTATGCAATTCATTAAGCCCGATGTTTGCACAGTGGTCATGGGACAGGCTTGCTCTATGGGTAGCCTACTTGCTACAGCAGGAGCAAAAGGCAAACGAAAAATGTTGCCCAATGCCCGTCACATGATTCACCAACCCAGTGGCGGCGCTCGTGGACAGGCTACAGATATGGAAATTCAAGTTGAAGAAATTCTTAAAATGAAGAAGAATTTAACTGAAATTTATGTCAAACACAATTCAAAGGGTAAAACTTTTGCACAGTTTAAAAACGACATGGAACGTGATAAGTTTATGAGTGCTGAAGAAGCATTAGAATACGGTTTGGTTGACGAGATTATAGAAAAACGTCCGTAAAGTGCGTAGTTAACTGGAACTCCTAGTATACTATAAATAACTATACTAGGAGTGTGCAATGACCCGGAGAGCATTTAATTGGTCCGAGTTGGATCGAAACATGTTGTATTCCATGCTTTACGAACTTAAATCAAAGATCGTAGACAAACGGTTACCTATTGCTGAAATTACCAGCATGGTAAGTAAGCACATTAAAGCACACCTTCCGATTAAAGTAACCAGCAGTAGATTCAGCCCAGTCAAACCAGGCGAAGTATGGATCGGTGGTGCTTACCACAGTTATCTTGATAATTTGGGCAACAAGAGATTCATTGAAGTTGAATTGGTTTTTCCAACTACTGCCGACACCATGAAGACTAGTTTATATCGCTGGGAACGTATGTGTCGGTTATTTGCCGATACGGTGCTACATGAAATTATCCACACTAGACAATATCGTGCTAGAAATTTCAAAGACATTCCCGGATACGAAAGCACAGCCTATTACGCTAAAGATCGTCGAGAACAAGAGTATTATGGACACCGAGATGAAATGGGCGCACACTCATTTAATCTAGCACAAGAACTAATTGATAAATTTGATTTTGAAATCAGCGATATTAAAGAATATTTGGATAGCCCTGTTCCAAAAAGAGTTCGTCCAAATAGTTGGGGACGTTTTATGAAGGCTTTTGAGTATGACCATAGTCATCCAAAAGTCGTTCAAATGAAACGAAAAATAATGACCCAATTAGAAAATGCCTATTTAGGCAAACCATTTAAGACAACAAATCACTTGACATACTAACTGTTAGACTGTATAATATACACTTATACAGTTAATTATTGGAGTTGTTATGAGCGTGTGTGCTAGCCATATTTGGTCATTGGAAAGTCATCCAAGCCGTTTAAACAAAGAAGCAATCATCGAAGCCATTGCCCAAGAAGGCAATAGTGAATTCTTTCAAGGCGCACGTCTTGCTCTAGACCCTATGATTACATTTGGATTGAAACAGATCCCGGAGAAAAAAGATGAAGATGGTGCTGGCTTACCTTGGGATAGTTTTAGTCTCATTATTACTGGTTTTGTTAATCGTAGCCTCACAGGCAACCTTGCCCGTGATACTGTTGCTAAAATGATGGCCAGTGCCACTAAGGCTGAATGGAATGGATGGTATCGCCGCATACTGATCAAAGATCTGCGTTGCGGTGTCAGTGAAAAAACAATTAACAAGGTTGTGGAGAAACAATGGCCCGACTATGCTATTCCAGTGTTTGGCTGTCAATTGGCACATGACAGTGCTAATCATGAAGCCAAAGTTTCTGGTAAGAAATTTATTGAAGTTAAACTGGACGGTGTCCGTGTGGTCACTATTGTTCGTGTCGATGGTCGGGTGGACATGTTTAGTCGCAACGGCAAGGAACTTGTAAACTTTCCACATGTTACCGAACAGATCAGTGCAGTGGTTAAAAAGGCGCCACCTAAGTATGATCTAGTGCTTGACGGTGAAATTATGAGTAGCAGTTTCCAAGACTTAATGACACAGGTGCACCGTAAGAGTGATGTTAAGGCCAACGATGCTATTTTGAATTTGTTTGACATGTGCCCACTTGAAGACTTTGAAAAAGGATTCTGGGATAAGAGTCAAACAGTTCGCAGCCAGATGGTGCAGGCTTGGGTAGACCAGAACAATGCTATGTTACCTAATGTTACTTGCCTTGCTAATGAACTGGTTGATTTGGATACCGCCGAAGGACAGTTGCGTTACAAAGAAATCAATGCACAGGCAGTGGCAGGTGGCTATGAAGGCATTATGATTAAAGATCCTCTTGCCGGTTATGAATGCAAACGCAGTGTGGCATGGTTGAAGTTGAAACCATTCATTGAAGTATCATTGGAGGTAGTGGATGTTGAAGAAGGAACAGGAAGAAACGTTGGCCGGCTTGGAGCGATTGTCTGTGAAGGCGTCGACGACGGAAAGACTATTCGGGTCAATGTGGGCAGTGGTTTTAGCGACAATGGCCGTGATACTCATTGGGCTTCACGTGATTCCCTACTTGGTCAGATCGTGGAAGTGCGAGCAGATGCAGTCACACAAAACCAAGACGGAACATACAGTTTGCGATTTCCAAGGTTCCTACGGTTCCGTGGATTCGAAGTAGGTGAGAAACTATAACTAATGCAGTATGTTGATTAAATAAATTACAAGGAGAAAATTATGTTTGGAACAACTTATACAGGCGGAATGACATATCGTTCTGCAAGCGAAATTAATTCAGCAATGGGCCGTGTCTACGGACATATGAGTCTTGCTGTGGTTGTGTCGATGATTGTCAGTTACTTTGTGGGCTCAAACCAAGACTTGCTGGACTTCTTTTTTACAGGTGCAATGCAATGGGTAACTATTTTTGCACCGCTAGTAGCAATCTTTGGCGTTAGTATGGTATTATCTAATAACCCAAGTAAGAGTATAGCACAGATATGCTTGCATGGATTTGCGGCACTGATGGGATTGAGCTTTGCTATGATCTTTAAAGTGTTTGCTATGGGGTCAATTGTCAATGCCTTTATGGGTGCGGCTATATTGTTTGGTGTTATGAGTGGCTATGGCTACTTTACCAAACAGAGTTTAGATAGCCTTGGTAAATTTATGTTTGTAGGATTGATCGCTATCATTATTGCCAGCATTGTTAACATCTTTTTACAAAGCGGACCAATGGCTATGGTAATTTCAGCATTGGCTATCATTATCTTTTTAGGCCTAACTGCTTATGACACACAAAAGATTCGTGAAGAACTCAGTGTAGAAACCAATGATGTTGCAGAAGTTCGTGGCGCACTAACTCTATACATGGACTTTATCAACTTGTTTATTAACCTGTTACAACTTTTCGGAGATCGTAAGTGATTAGAGAATACATCAACATTGTTTTAACAGAAAGCGCCATTACGCAATTTGCTAGTTCAGCGCATGACGAATGGCGTCGTAACTTTGATCCAACTGGCACGAAGGAACGCATTAAAAAGAATTCAGATGGATCTGAAGGTAATATCAATGTTCCTTTTGATAAACTACATCCAGACTGGCAACGAGAAAACTTGGCTGCAGGCAAAGCAGCCGCTGAGGCAGTGATTGAGTTTCCTAATGACATTGAAAAGGCTGCAGAATACATTCACATCGAATGGATGAAGCGTAACCCTAAGGCTGATTATAATGCGGCACAGCATGTGCCTTATGACGAGTTGCCCGAAGATGAAAAAGAAAAAGATAGAGTTCATGTTAGAACTATGATGAAACTAATGAGAAAATAAAATGAGAAGTAACTATTGGTCATGCACTAAGTTTGCAGATTGGGTTAGAGGAACTCCTAAACGAGGCGCCTTAACTGCGGATGGCTGGCATGAATGGGAAGTTGAAGCCAAAGGCTACAACCCTGTTCGCTATTGGATTGCTGAAGAGGCCCTTGATGCAGTTCAAAATTTTATCTGGTGGCCAGTGGATCAATTATATGCTGTCAAATATTATATCAACAATCGTTTTGTTACCCGCACTCATAGCCTTACCGCTCATTCCAGGGATATTAAGCCTGGCCAGTGGCAAGACGTGGGGAACCGCTTTTTGCCTTGCTTATTCAATGAGCTTGTTGATTTTGTTGAAATAGAAACAGCTTGGAGTCATATTGCGTGGGGTGACAAAGCAGACCGTAAGAAATACAATGCTCCATTCTGGGCTACAGGTTGGTTCCGTTGGAGAACATGGCGTTGTCCACAAGCCGGGCTTGATCACTTGGATTGGGCAATGACACTGACCAATACTGACTGGTGTGATAAAGATGATCCAGAATATGGAACACCTACGCCACAAGCAGAACGTGCAAAAGAGATCAAAGAACTTTACCTATGGTGGACCACCGTCTATCCAACTCGAGTCGATCCACATGATGCAAGCGGGTGGAGTGAGTATTGTGAAGCCAAACGTGACCTTAACGATGGTAGACTATTTGGCAGCAAAGAAACAGCTGACCTAAGAAAGCAAGGCGATAAAGCCCTCAAACTTTCTAGCAAAATTGAAAAGCAATATGCTGACGAAGATGAACGCATGATGATCCGTCTTATTAAAGCTCGTGACAGTCTTTGGACGTAATTCGTCAACATAGCGTAATATTCACTAGCACCTTCGGGTGCTTTTATTTTGGATAAATTGCTTGTCAACTAAATCCTGGGCTACCGCGTTATATATATGTAGGGGTAGAAATTCCTACTTAACCAAAAGGAAACTTATTATGAAATTGATCGCAACTCTAATCGCAACAATGTTTGCCGCTACTGCATTTGCTCA